CCTTTGATGATACTGGTACTACCTTTGAAGTAGAAGTCTATCCAAACAATGTTGTTCTTAGCGTTTCTAATGATAACCCATCAGCAGCTTCTGTAACCGCAACTCTTTCAGTTACTGGCGGACAGGGGGGTACAATAGAGTACGCTAAAACTAGTTATAGTGCTACCACGACATATGCACAGGCTAGGGGGACAACAGTAACCTACTATGCAAGAAGTAGGGGGTCTAATGGACTTGTCTCTCAAGTATCTTTCGTAGACCATTCTGTAGGGTATATAGCTCCAGATGCTGCTATTACTGCCATTGCTAGTCCTGATTTAGCTTATGGAAGTACCACACATGATGTCGGTATACAGAATGGTGGTGCCTCCGATGAGTATTTTGTATATAATAATGCAGGCACCGTTAATTATGGTAGTAGAACCGGTAACGGTACTATAACAATTACTCATGGCGTAGCAGCCGGAGGCGCAGCAACATTCAGAGTGTACACTAGAAGACCTCTAGCTGTAGGTGGCGATAACGCCTTTGATGATACTGGTACTACTTTCGAAGTAGAAGTATACCCTCAAACACCTACAGCAAGTGTAGGGTTTAATAATCCTAATGATAATGACGTAACAGCAACTGTAACAGGCTCAAATACTACAGGAGCTGCTTCTTTAGCGTATAGTAATGGTGGTACTTATGTTGCTGGTAATACCTTTGCAGCTGTAAGAGGGACAGCAGCTAATTACTTTGTGCAATCAACAGGAGCTAATGGACTAACAGCCTCTGGAGGAACGAGCGGTACGCCTGCATATAATGCTCCAGACGCGGCTATTAGTGCAATTGCTAGCCCTAATTTAGCTTATGGAAGTACTACGCATATAGTCGCTATAGCTGGTGGTAGCTCTATAGACGAGTATTACGTATATAATAATGCAGGCAGTGTTAGTTATGGCGGTAGAACTGGTAACGGTAACATAACCATTACTCATGGCGTAGCAGCAGGCGGAGCAGCTACATTTAGAGTATATGCTAGAAGACCTGTAGCTGTAGGTGGCGATAACGACTTTGATGATACTGGTACTACTTTCGAAGTAGAAGTTTACCCGAATAATGTATCTCTTAGTGTTTCTAATGATAACCCAGAACTAGCCAATGTAACCGCAACTCTTTCAGTTACTGGCGGACAGGGCGGTACAATACAGTATGCTAAAACTAGTTATGGTGCTACTACAACCTATGCACAGACTAGAGGGACAACAGTAACCTACTATGCAAGAAGTGTAGGGTCTAATGGACTTATCTCTCAAGTATCTTTCGTAGACCATTCTGTAGGGTATATAGCTCCTGCAACCTATACTAACTCTGATTTTACTGTTCCTTATAATAGTACGTCGCATTTTGATCTTCTTACTTCTCTTCCAGCTAACGATAACTACGAAGTACTGACCGGAGGTTATACAGGTACCGTTCGAGGATCTCAGTCCGGTGGCGGGGGAAGCGTAAGTGTAATAGAAGTTACTAATATTAATAACCCAGGGGAGAATGTAACCTATTATATTCGTGGCTACAGAGCAGTAGCCGTAGGCGGTGATGGCCTTTATGATAATATGGATACGTATATTGTCGGAGAACTCCCACAGGCATCAACAGTACTAGGAACCTTCACAGATCTGGGTACCGAGTCAACCTCTGGTACTTTTAGGGTTATAGTAACTCCAGGAGCCGGAGCCTCTTCCGTACAAATTTCTTTAACAAACTCTAGCACAAATCTTCAAAACAATGATACTAATTTAGCAAACGTTGTCAGAGCAGGCGATAGAATATTTACAAGAACTACTGCGGCAAACGGCACTGTTCAAGACGGTTTCCTAGACACTCCAGCAACCTACTTAGCTCCAAATACCGGCAGTATTGCAGGTACTAGCTCTACCATTGGGCCCACTGCTACTACTGGATCCACTACAGTAAGTGGAGTTTTAGCTGGGCATACTTATGTTGTTAAAAAGAATAACGGCGATAACGATAAACCAAGAAGTGCTATTTTTACTGCAAATGGTGCTCTAACTATAAGTAACAATGGAGTCTCGTCACCTCCAGGCTTGCCACTTCTAGGCCAAGAGTTTTTCTACGAATTTCTTGTTTATAGAAATACTGCTGCGGGAGGTGCGGGTGCTCCTGCTATTGACGACGACTGGGTTGAAACAAACAGACAATTTAGTATAAAAAGAGCTCCAGATGCTCCTACGAATATTCTTATTTCTGTTCCCGCCACTCAAAGTGATACTACTAGTGTTTTTCTTAATGCTATTGGAGGGACCGCAGGAGGCACAGTACAGGTAAGTGACGACAACGTTAATTGGTTTGCTAACAACAGTGAATTTCAGAATAAAACTCGCGGAACATCTTATACTTTCTATGCTCGTAGGGTAGGTAGTAATAATGTTACTTCAGATCTTTATACTCATCCAGCGTATGAAATCCCTTATATAGACCCAGACCCAAGTGTAACAGCCACTAATGATACTATTGCTTTTGACGACACTAGTGCTAGTACTACTGTAGGCGACGTTAATACAAATAATAATTATGCTGTACGTCTCAATAATGGGTCTACAAACTTAGGCACTGTTGATTCGTCTGTCACTTCACCTGCAGTTATTACATTTTCTTCGAGTCTACCTACTGTAGGCAACACTACAACTTATGAAATTTTTGCGGCTAGAAGAGAAGATACCGGCGGTAGTGGAATTTATGTCGCTACTAATGATACCTTTACAGTAACAAGACTAGTACAGCCCGTAACTATTCCAACCGATTTAGTTATGAGTACTGCTGCGACAGCTAGCTCTACGCCATTAGTTACTGCTACTGCCTCTGGGGGTAGTGGAGGTACATTACAGGTAAGTCATGATAATGTTAATTGGTATACTAATGGTTCAACCTTTACTAGAACTAGAGGAACAGCTTATACTTTCTATGCTCGTAGGGTAGGTTCTGGATCTGTAACAGCTAGTTATAGCGAAGGCTATACACCTCCTTATTTATTCCCCGACAATGCTATAACAGTATCACCATCTACCCAACAATACACGGGAGTAGGTTCTTTTAATATATCAGTTTCAGATATTACCGCAGATTTAGGAAATAATTATCAAGTAAGAGACAGTTCTGGTACTATCCACGAAAATGGTACTCCCGCTGCGGGGCAAACTCAGGTAACTATTTCAGTCTCGGATGAGCCTAACGCCAACCCAGAAACCTATAAAATTTTCTCAATGAGATTAGTAACAACGGGTGGTTCAGGACTTTATTCTGATTCTACAAAAACCTTTAATGTATCTACTTCAGGCTCTACAGGAGGTATTACTCCACCAACAATAGCTAGTGTTACAGATAACGCTGCTGCTGGGTCTACAGTAACTACTACTATTAACCTATCTTCCACAGGACAAGGTGGAACTCTTAAATACGCTAGAAATCAGAGTGCGACCCCTCCTACTACAGGGTGGCAAACCTCTTCCAGTTTTACTAGCGTGCCTAAAAATACTGTTTATTATTATCATGCAAGCCAAGATGAAGACACCGCCGGGGCTTTCGCAAGTCCAGTACAGTATGCCGCCACAGATGCAGCCTACGGCGTATTAATTAAGAACTCCAATAACCAAAGTATATTAGATACCAGAGTAGATAGACAGAGTACGGCTATAGCCACAGGAACACTAACTGTTCCCGTACAAACGGCTACTGTAGTTAGCAGTAGAAGATACAGAATTGCAATAACTGACCCTTCCGGAGCAGGCAATACTTTCGGTAGCTTTGGAGCCCCTAACGAAAACGCAGATACTATATTTCAAGCTACAAGCAGCGGAACTTTGGGAGGAAGTAGAAGGGTTGGGGAATTAATATCTACAGGTACAAACTCAATACCTGGGATGACATCTACTAATACAGATGAAGTAGGGATATTATTCACAGACGAGCCTGTCACGGGAGCAGGCAGTATTCCGGCTTATGAAATTAATAGACTATCCGGAAAGTTTGAGATATCTTCAAAATTTTCCGATCTGGGAAACTCTACCTATACTTATAAGTATATTGCAGTGAGGTACTAATTATGGCATACGGACTCCAAATATTTAACGAAAATGACCAAACTCTGATAGATACAGACCTTGCTAGTCAAATGCAAGTATCGACTGTAGGCTCTATTGCTGGCAGAACCGGTACATTCCCAAACTATTCTTATAGTTATATAACAAAAGAAGATGAAGAACTCATTTGTTTTAATAGCGGTATAACTACAGGTTCAGTTACCACAGCATTCAACCAAGCTTACAGCAGTAGCAATATTTTTAATTTATCCGCTTCTTCTTTTAACTATGCAAAGTTATCTGTAGTAACTCAAACATATACGGGGTCAGGCAATGCTGATTATGGTATAACAATCTTTAACCCTTCGTCTACTATAAGCTTTACTGATGAATTTGATAAATCATATGATCTTCTTGCGGTTCACCCCGCAGGGACCTTATATGGCACAGGCGCTGTAGTATACTCCGGGTCAGACTTTTCAGATATTTATGTAGGGGGTGGTACTCCTAGAAATGATAGTTCGGTTAAGATAAATAATTATGCTTTCGATGCTGCTAATAATCAGATTTTGTACTATAACTACCTCAATGCAGGCTTCCTAGGAACCTTTAGCCTTTATAACCCCAGCAACGTTTTTGTTGCAAGATTAAGGAATTTAACATGATTAGACCAATAGCTTGGCTAGTATATACAAATATAGAAACTGGATACATAGAACAAGTCATGTCTTGTCCCGGAGCTAATATACCTGCTCACGAACAAGAACTAGATGGAAGAAGAGTATGTCATGTATATAAAGATCAGTTGCCAGATCTTAATTTCAAAGACCCTGCTCAATTTATGCACGCATATGAGTATCATGATAGTGCTTGGTCCTATAGAGGTTCCGATAGACCTTCGGGATACTACGACTGGTCTGGAACTGCTTGGGTTGTAAATACAGAAGGCCTGCTATATGATGTTAGGAAAATTAGAAGTATGAAGTTGGGCATGTCAGATTGGACCCAAGGAGCAGACTCTCCTCTTAGCAACGAGAAGAAAGCTGAATGGGTTACGTATAGACAAGCTTTGAGAGATATAGTTGATAATCTCCCCGCAGACCTGGATGACCCAGAGAATGTTGTCTGGCCAACAGAACCCTCTTAAAAAAATGTCTTGACTTTTTGGTCTCAACATAATACAATGAATCCATGAAACTCGTAAAGATGGCACCAGAAAATCTCGAAGTGGCAAATGCATATTTGTCCACGGGGTCTGCGCTCACTGCTGCAGGCAGCCTAGGCGTTACGCCTGACAAAGTTTACGAAGTGTTAGAGAAAAGTGACGTAAAAGACTATATCAACTCGGTTTATTTAGACCAAGGATATCGCAATCGTTTCAGACTCGCAGAGCTTCTTGATGAAGTAATCGAAAACAAACTTCAAGAAGCTAGAGACTCTGAGCAGTATTCCAGTAAAGACCTAGTTGATATAATTGCACTAGCACATAAAATAACTGTTGACCATACCAAAGAAGCAAAAGCTACTACGAATATTAAACAGCAAAATGTGCAAATCAATTCTCCGTTCGGCGAAGGTAACTATGGAAAGTTAATGGAGAAACTACTTGGAAACCCAGCAACAGAATGACCTTCTTACAGACTTTCGTACCCACGAAGCAGTTTGTGAAGAACGATGGAAAACTATATTTAATGAAGTAAAGAAAGCTTCGGAAGATAGCCGTATTCGATATAAAGAAATGCAGCAATCCATCGATAAACTTCATAAACTCGTCTGGACAGTAGGCGGAGCCCTTATCCTCTTCTTAGCAGGATTATTGGCATCAGGAAACATACTATGATTTTTAAAAAAGGCAATATGTGGAAAGTAGCTGGCTCATCAGCAAAATATGCTACAGAAGAAGAAGCCTTAAAAGCTGCAGGAATTCACCAAGCAGTAATGAAAGAAGCCCCTGTAGAGAAAACAGAAGAAGCTCCTGTAGAGTGTGAAGAATGTGAATGTGACCCTTGCGAGTGTGATGAAGAATGGAAGTCAGCAGACGAGACATAGTTCTCGATAATATAGTACCAGGTAAGTTTCTAAAAGTACCTATTGAACAATATCTGGAATTGCTAGGTATAGAGGCAATTCCTTCTCAGGTGGCCTTAATAAATGCTATTAATTCCGATAAGTATCGTTTTATTGTTGGTGCTCTTAGTCGTCGTCAAGGGAAGACGTATATCGGAAATATTATTGCCCAATGCGTCGCCCTCGTTCCAGGATGCCATGTACTTATTGTCAGTCCTAATTACAATCTTTCTAATATCTCCTTCGACCTACAGCGTAATCTTATTAAGCATTTCGACTTAGAAGTAGCACGAGATAACGCGAAAGATCGTGTAATTGAATTAACGAATGGGTCTACTGTTAGACTAGGGTCTGTAAATCAGATTGATTCTGTTGTAGGGAGGAGCTATGACTTTGTTCTCTTTGATGAGGCCGCATTGGCAGATGGAGAGACAGCGTTTAATGTTGCTATCAGGCCAACACTCGATAAGCCGGGATCTAAAGCTCTCTTTATTAGTACTCCTCGTGGAAGGAATAATTGGTTTAGTCGCTTTTTTAATCGTGGGTTCACCGATGATTTTGAGGAGTGGGTAAGCATAAAGGCAACTTGGCATGATAACCCAAGAGCTTCAGAAACTGATATTGCGGAAGCACGACGTTCTATGTCAACCGCAGAATTTGCTCAGGAATATGAAGCAGACTTTAATGTGTTTGAAGGACAGATTTGGACACTTAACTTTGATAAGTGCGTGCAAGACTTATCAGAAATGGATTTTACAGGCTGCGATATTATCTCGGGGCTTGACGTAGGTTTTAAAGACCCCACAGCATTTTGTTGTATCGCATATGACGGACACAAATATTATTTAATGGAAGAGTATTATGCGGCAGAACGCACGACAGAGGAACATGCTGGCTTCCTTGGTGAAATTATTGAAAGAAGAGAGGTCGACTATTGTTTTATCGATGCAGCCGCCGCACAGACAAGATTCGATCTTGCACAGCAGTATGATATTTCTACTATCAACGCCAAGAAATCGGTGGTTGACGGGATTGGTCATGTGGCAAGTCTTATTGATAACGATCGTCTTATCGTAGACTCGAGCTGCACCGAAACATTGCGCTCACTAGATATGTATAGATGGGACCCGAATCCCAACTTGATTCGAGAGAAGCCCGTTCACGATTCATCTTCTCACATGGCAGACGCGTTGAGATACGCACTTTACAGTTTTGAAGAGAACGCTCCAACATTCTAAACACCGAGTAAAAATAATTCTTGACTTTCAACTGACCTATAGCTATAATGATTAAAATTAGATGGTAGAATTAAAAAGAGACCCAGTAAAATACATCCGAGATAGGGCAAAATCGAAGTACGAGAAGGGTTCTGAATGTCGGATATGCGGCGTTAAGATAAAGTTAGACTTTCACCATTTCCATACTCTAGCTCCTTTACTGCGTAAATGGTTAAGTGAGAAGCAAAAGCTTCGTCCAGACCATTACACAGATGAGTATTTAATAATCTGGAGAGACGAATTTATAGATGATAACTGGGCTGAACTTTACACTGAAACAGTCACCCTATGTCACGATCATCATCTGAAACTACATTCCATTTACGGAAGAAACCCCCCGCTTCACACTGCAGAAAAGCAGAAGCGCTGGGTAGAAATACAACGAGAAAAATATGGCTTGGTATGATTTCTGGAAACAGGAAAAGTTAAATCCCGCGCAAGAAGAGATTGTAGTAAGTCTCGAAGGCTCGGGCCCTATTGCTTCTAGAGAAATCGTACATAACTATAAAGCGTACTACGAGTACCTCGAAGTTGTGAACCGCGCCGTAAATATGATTGTAGATGATGCAGCTGAAATTCCGTTGCGAGTAGGTGAACCAATTCAAGGATTGAATTCAGTAACCAAAGGTATAAGGCGTTCTCGTGTTGACTTATTGTTAAACAAAGAGCCTAACCCTTTTCAAGACGTTTCTACTTTTAAGCGAAACCTCATAATCGACTATATACTAGATGGAAATATCTTTATATACTTTGACGGAGTTTCTCTGTATCATCTCCCCGCTAATTACATGGACATTGAGCCAGATAAAAGAACCTACGTACAAGGCTATACTTTTCAGACAAGTATAGACTATACTCCTGATGAAATCATTCATGTTAAAGAAAATAGTTTTCATAGCATCTATCGTGGTACTAGTCGTTTAAGGGCAGCTCAACGAAGCATGTCTCAGCTTACACGTATGCGTGAATTTCAGGACAATTTCTTTAAGAATGGCGCTGTACCAGGTTTGGTAATTAAGTCACCCTCTGTCATTAGTGAGAAAAATAAAGAGAGAATGATTCAATCTTGGGTCACGCGGTATAGACCGGATGGTGGCGGTAGACGCCCATTAGTGCTGGACGGCGGAATGGAGTTAGACTCAATTTCAAATATTAATTTTCGTGAGCTAGACTTCGAATCGTCTATTGACTCCGCAAACAAAGAAGTATTAAAAGTACTTGGCGTACCGCCAATTATGTTAGACTCTGGTAATAATGCCAATATTCGTCCTAACCACAGAATGTATTATTTAGAAACTATTCTGCCTATCATAGAGAAGGTAAACAAAGCTTTAGAAAGATTCTTTGGTTACACCATAACCCCGGATATTAGCAACATTCCTGCACTTCAGCCAGAGCTAAGAGACTCAGCAGCCTATTATTCTACACTAGTAAATGCAGGGATTATTACACCTAACGAAGCAAGAGAAGCTTTAAACTACGATGAGGTTTTTGGCGCTGGAGAAATACGTGTTCCTGCCAACATTGCAGGCTCAGCTTCAAATCCCGCAGAAGGCGGAAGGCCACAAGAGCAAGAGGAAACTTAAATGACAAAATCCGAAGTTTTAAAGGTTATGATTGATTTCTTTCATGAGCAGGGACGTGTGCCCTCTAGAAGTGAATATTATAAGCTAGGACCAGACGTATGGCCTATCAATCCAAGACTTTTAACAAGATATTTTAGAGGTAGGGGTTATAACTCTATCGTTAAAACTGCTGCACAGATGTATCCTGCAGATTGGAACTCAATTGGTAGTAAGCCTGTTGAAGAACCTAAACCAATGAAAAAGCCCGTTCTTGAGCCGGCTTCAGAAGATGACCTTTCTCCTCTGGAGAAATTAAAATCTATAAAAGGAGAATCAATTGAATAAAATTTTTCATATTGGCTCCACTTTTAAAGCCTATGAAGATGGGGATGATCTCCATATCACAGGTATGGCCAGTACTAATAGTACTGACCGAGTTGGAGATATTATTGAATCTGAAGCCTGGACAAAGGGCGGACTTCAAAACTATTTAAACAATCCAGTTATTCTTTTTAATCACGACTACAACCAGCCGATTGGCCGAGCAATTTCGCTTGGTACTAACGACAATGGTCTGCAGCTAAAAGCAAAAATTGCTAAATCTGCTGGACATGTAGGAGAGTTAATTAAAGAAGGCGTCCTTGGAGCTTTTTCAGTCGGGTTTCGAGTCAAGGATGCGGAGTATATGACCGAAACCGATGGATATAAGATTAAGGACGCAGAGTTATTGGAGGTTTCCGTAGTTACGGTTCCTGCTAACCAAGCTGCTACCTTTTCTCTTGCTAAGTCTTTTAACTCTGATTCAGAATATGAAGACTTCAAGAAATCTTTCAAAACAGTAGATTCCTTAACAGAATCTAATAACCTTCAGGAAACTGAAAAACATCTAGATTCCGTTAACGAATCAATGCCTACCGACTCTGATAAAGTCGAAGCACAGGAGAAAACTATGAGTGATATCGATATTGATGCGATTGTGGCTGCTGCTGTCGAAAAGACCGCAACTGCAATGGCAATGAAAGAAGCTGAACGCAAGTCAGAAGAGAAAACGCGATTGGAAGCAGAACAAAAAGCTGCTGCCGAAGCCGAAGCTCAGAAGTCTGCACAAGAAGCTCAAATTGCAACCGCTGTATCTAGTGGTGCAGAACGTTTAATGGCTGACGTCGAAGCAAAAATGAGTGCTAAAGACGCTGACCATGCAGAAATTATTGGTTCATTGCAAAATGAACTGAAAGAAAAAGCCGCTGAAATTGAAAAAATTCAGCAGAGCAAGCGAGTCTTCTCAGACCGCGCTAGCCAAAAGTCTGAATTGTCAGAAGAAGATATGGTAAATGCACACGTTTTGGGTGTAGTTACTAATAAAGGTATGGACACTCGTTTTGGTCGTTCTATCATGGAAAAAGTTAATGCCAGCTCTGGTGTAACTGTTCCTACTTCTACTACTGCGGACTTTGAGTCAACAGTATCTACCGCTATTCAGCGCGATATTGAGCTTGAACTCGTTCTTGACCCTCTTTTCCGTAAGATTCAGATGAATGCTGCTTCTATGGTTATCCCAACTATGCCTGATGCAGGTTATGCAGAGTGGCTTGGTAGCAATGCTGCCGGCACCGGCGCAGGTTCTGCCTTCAAGGGTAACTTAGGCGATCGTGATGAAGCTTCTCCCGGCGCTAACGCTGGTATTGGTTTAGGTAGCAAAGTCTTGACCGTAGAAAAGTTGGTTTCTAAGTCTTTTATGGCTAATGAAACTGAAGAAGATGCAATTATGCCTATTCTTCCTTTGATTCGTGAAGCTATGGTACGTGCTCATGCACGCGCTATTGAGCATTCAATTCTTCAAGCTGGTCATACTGCTGAAGTAGTAAACGCTGGGGGCCAAACTGGTCTTATTCAGCAGGCTATTGCTGCTAGCAAGAAGCTTGATACTGGTGCTTCTGCTGGTGCAGCTAGTGTTACTGCTACTACTGCTGCTTTGTTGAATATGCGTCAAGCAATGGGTAAATACGGTCGTCGTCCTTCAGACGTAGTTTATGTTGTATCTTTAGATGCATACTACGATTTGCTTGATGATGCTGAATTCCAAGATGTAAACTTGGTTGGTGGCGATCGCGCTACTAAGATTTCAGGCGAAATTGGTCAGGCTTATGGCTCACCCATTATCGTTTGTGACGAGTTTACTGCCGGTAAAACTGCTAACAAGGTTTGGGGTGTTGCTGTCAATACTCGTAACTTCCTTGTACCAGTATTACGTGGTGTAACTGTTGAATCAGACTACGATGTTGAAAATCAGCGTCGAGTACTGGTTGCTACTCAGCGTCGTGGCTTTGATGTCATGTTTGCTGATGCAGGGCAAGTTGTTTGTCACGCTTGGTAAGATGTTTAGGATGGGAAGCCTTCGGGCTTCCCAAGCCTTTTTAGGAAAAAAATGGCTGATTTAATTACATTAGACGATTATAAACTACTGGAAGGGATAAACTCTACACAGTTTGACGAAAAGTTCGAGACGCTAATTACGAGTGTAAGTAAGCTTGTCCGAACCTATTGCAACAGTGAGTTTGACACCTATGCTAGTAGCCCCGGATATACTGAATTTTTTGATATTCAGTGGGATACGTATACTGTCCAACTAAAGTACAGTCCAGTGATTAGTATTACTAATGTATATGAAAGAGTAGGGCAATCCACTGCTTATACAGAATTATTTACTAACGGTGGAGGAACTCCACCAGAATATTCGTGGTATTTAGATCAAGTTTCTGACTCTATTTTTAGAACGCAAGAAAGCGGT